CGCACGCCTGGCCGGAGCGTGAGTTCTGCAGTCAGGATATCATGAAGGGCTACCGGGAGATCTACGAGATTGACCCGTCCATTGTCCTGGACGCCGCGAAAAAGATTCCCAGCGCGCGCCGCTTCCTGGAGGAGGTGGGCGCATGAATATCATCATGATTCCCCTGTCGGAGCTGAAGCCGAATCCGCGGAACGTGCGCCTCCACTCCGCAAAGCAGTTGGAGGAATACCGGCGTTCTGTCGCGGCGTTCGGCCAGACCAAAGCCATCGTCTGTGACGAGAATAAGACCATCCTGATCGGCAATGGTCTCTATGAGGCCATGAAGGCCATGGGCAAGACCGAGGCGGCCTGCTTCATCAAGTCCGGCATGTCCGAGACGGACAAGCTGAAAATGATGATGGCAGACAATAAGGTGTATTCCCTCGGCGTGGACAATCTGGAGGCGATCGAGGATATCATCGCGGAACTCGGCGCGGTGAAAGACTTCGATATTCCCGGCTATGACGCTGATCTGCTGGAGACGCTGACCTTTGAGCCGATCGATGCAGACGACTTCATGGGCGGCTACGGCATCTTGGACGACAATTCCAAGGCCAGCATGGAGAAAGCCGCGGTTCGGTACGCTCAGGAAGATGCCGAATTTGAGGCGTCCGCCGAGAGAATAGCCCCTGTTCCCACTCCACGGCCTCAGGAAGCCCCGGAAAAGGGTCTGTCGCCGCAAGCCGATATTGTTACAGGTATTCCCGAAAAACCCGAGGAAACGTCAGGAAATGCGTTGCAACGGCGCTTTCTCGTCTGCCCGAAATGCGGTGAGAAGATATGGCTGTAAAACGGGTTGAGGGAACGATCGATGTTGTGAGTGCCGCCCGGCAGCGCCTCACAAACGTGTTTTCCAACGGCGTCCCGGTTTACATGAGCTTCTCCGCCGGAAAAGACAGCCTGTGCATGGCGCATCTGACATACAGCCTCATTCGGGAGGGCAAGATCGATGCCCGGCAGCTCGTCGTGATCTTCATAGACGAGGAGGCCATCTACGAAAGCATGTATCAGATGGCCGCCCGGTGGAGAAAGCGCTTCCTTGCGGTTGGGGCCGAATTCCGCTGGTATTGTCTGCCCGTAAAGCAGTCCAGCATCCTCAACTATCTGCAGTCCACGGAATCATGGATTACCTGGGAGCCCGGGAAAGAGGACTGCTGGGTAAGGCAGCCGCCGCCATTCGCCATCATGCGCAGCCCGTATCTGGAATATCCGGGGCAGATGAACTATCAGGAATTCTGCCAGACGATCTCCCGTGATGGTATCCAGATCGTTGGCCTGCGCGGCTCGGAATCCATCCAGCGGGCAACGCTGCTGGCCAAGATCGCACTCGGCAAGGGCGGCATCACCGGCAAGAACTGTCAGTACCCCATCTATGACTGGCGTGATAAGGACATCTGGCTCTACATCAAGGAGCACAATCTGGATTTCCCGGACGCCTATATCCATCTTTACGAAGTCGGAGTGCCGAAAAGGCATCTCCGGCTTTGCAATTTTTTCGGCTCGGAGGGCATCAACGGCCTGCGGTATATTGCTGAGACAGATCCCAAGCTCTGGGCGCAGATCGAGAAGCGGGAGCCAAATGCTTACCTCACGCTGCTGTACTGGGACAGCGAAATGTTCAAACGAAGCACCCGAAAGCGCCGGGAGCTTGAGGGGGACGCTCCGGCCAAGGACTACAAGGCCGAGTGTAAAAAGATGCTCTTTACCGAGGTCGAGAAATATTTCGGGATCTCGAGCATGAAGAAAGTGCATCAGGCATACCGGGCATTCTACATCCGGAACAGTGCGGTGATGACAAATGAGCACTTCCGCATCATGCACGACGCCATCATTGCCGGCGATCCAAAGCTCCGGTCACTCCGGGCGCTCTACACGACGGTCTACAAGGAATACGCGGACCTCAGCCGTGCCACTTCACCACAGAAGGGGGTGAAAAAGTATGGCAGAGGTTGATGTATTCGGCCCGCTCGCATCCCTGCAGTGGGTGGACCGCTCGAAACTTCACGCGAATGACTACAACCCGAACAAGGTCTCGGAAGAAAACCTGCAGCTTCTGGTGCAGTCGATCCTTACCAACGGCTGGACGCTGCCCATCGTGGTCCGTCCCGACTATACGATCATCGACGGCTTTCACCGCTGGACCGTCTCCGGGCGGGAGCCGCTTCTTTCCAAGCTCGGCGGCAAGGTGCCCGTGGTGATCGTCAACCACGACAGCGAGGCAGACGATATCTATGGCACCATCACGCATAACCGCGCAAGGGGTACCCATTTGCTTGAGCCGATGAAGGCCATTGTAAAAAGGCTGCTCGATGAAGGGGCCAGTGTGAAAGATATCTCCAAGCAGCTCGGCATGAAGCCGGAGGAGATATTCCGCCTGTCAGATTTCTCCCGGGAAGAGTTCCTGGCAATGATGACTGAGGGTGTAACCGGCTATTCAAAAGCCGCCATTTATACCCAAACCTGAACAGAGCCCAGATCTGAATAGAGCCCAGAACGGAAGGAGGGCATGATGTGAAAGGCATAGAGAACATTCCTGTTCGCGTTTGCATCAAACGCGGCATCACCGTCTGTGTCTGTCATGTCTCTCATAAGTGTCCGAGAGCTGATGACTGCAGTCGTGACACGCTCAAGCGTGATCGATACGCAGGCTGGAAGGGCACCATGAGAAGGGATCGGTACGGGAGATGAGAGTAGGATATCATCCTGAATCTGAAAAGGCCGCTGACAAACAGACACTGAAAGAGCAGGGGTTCTATCATAAGCCTGTATGGAGGCGTCTCCGCAAGATGGCGCTCCAACGAGACCACTATCTCTGTCAGCTTCGCATCTCACCGAAGTGTACTCGAATCGCGACAGAGGTTCATCACATCAAGTCACTCGAAGAGTTTCCTGAGCTCGGTTTGAGTCTCGACAATCTCACGAGTTGCTGTTGGTGGTGTCACGAGGAGACGAAGCACAAGCGCAAGCAGTCAGTGACACCATCAGCAGTTCGAGTGATCAGAGTTTCGGATGGTTCTGAGATGGAAGGATGGTCGAATGCGAACGGTGATCGTGGCGAATCGTAGCTGTTATGGAGTGATCGCAGCTGAGGAAGGTGATCACATCGTCGAGTGATCGTCGTGAACTCACGAGACCGAGCGGGGCATCATCGCGTTCGAGCATACCCCCCTACCCTCGAAGAAAAAATTTTCTCGCCAAGTAACCGAGCGCCCTCGTTTTTGTGTACCGAGATCGCGCGCAAAGATTTTTTGGAAAGCCCATGTTTCCCTCCTTTTTGTCAGGAATGGCCGCTGTGAGAAGTTGCAACGGTCATTCCTGACACTTTTGGCGCTTTCCGATATAGAAAATCCCCTGCAACTAACGTGTAAAGGAGGCCAAGGAAATGGCTGATACGCTCGATTTTGAGGATGAAATGCCCATTTCGGATGAGGAAATGACCGGAGAACCCGAGAAAATGCCCGATGAGGTCGGTAAAATGCCCGCCGAGCAAGAAAATGAGCATATCGAAGCTGGTGCAGACCTGACAGAGAGGCAGATAGTCTCGCTGAAAGAGCGTGCGCAGAAGATCTTGAAGAAGGCCCGCGAGAAAGGAGACGAACAGGCACTTTTGTTTGAGACCATCTTCCAGCAGTACCTTGAAACACTCGACCATCGGCAGAAGCTCAGGGAAGCCATTGTAAACGATGGCACGACCGTCACTAAGGAATACGTCAAGGGGCGGCAGAATATTTACGTTCATCCGGCTCTGGCGGCCTATGCCCAGCAAGGAAAGCTCCTGCTGAACACCGCTCAGACGCTCATGACGCTGATCCGGGAGAAAATTGCCGATTCTGACGATCAGGACGACTTCGACCTGTTTTGAGATTGGAGGCGGAAATGAGCCTTGAAACCATCCCCAGCGTGATCCGCTCTTGCAAGGCTTATCAGTACGCCATCGACGTCACGACCGGGAAACTCATTTCTGGCAAGAAACGAATACAAGCATGCCAGCGGTTCCTTGATGAGCTGGAACAGTCGTTTTCCGATCCAAATTACCCGTGGGTATTCGATATTCAGAAGGCCTACAGGCCAATTGACTTCATTGAGCGATTCCTGATCCCGACCAAGGGCGCCTATTCTAAGACCGAACTCCTGCCGTGGCAGCATTTTGTCGAAGCGAATATGTACGGCTGGGTGTCCAGGAAGACTGGGTACCGGCGATTTCGTGAGGCACTTATCATCGTCGGCCAGGGCAACGGCAAGTCCACTATGATCGCTGGCAATGCCGCCTATGGCCTGACCAAGGATAATGAGCGCGGCGCGGAAATCTATGCGCTTTCCAACTCAAAAGAGCAGGCGCGCATCGTTTTCGGTGAATGTGGAGCGCAGATCTCCGGCTCTCCGGTGCTGCGGAAGCATGTTCAGGTAACACAGAGCGGCGCATACTACA